TAACAACAGTAAATACTGCTGCCTGTGTTGTGCCACCAGTGAATGTTAAATGTCCCATATCATCGGCTGAACCGCTACCATTAAGAATTAACTGACCAGTAGCTGACTTAAAGAACATAGAACGGCTAACTTCACCTGCCTTATGAACGAATAAATCACCACTACCACTTATATTGCCAGTAAAAGGTCTTGTTCCATCTGCTAAAATATATTGTGTATGGTCGTCATCTGATAATCCACCTAATAAACTGTGGTCTGATGCAGATGCTTCATTATTAGTTATTCTGGTTGATAATGAAGAACTATGAGCTATTATATCTACTCCATCTACCGTTCCCCCTACTGTAATATTAGTTCCTACATCTAACGATGCACTCATCTCTACCGAACCAGTAAATTCGTGTTTATCATCAGAAGTATCACCAAACATAGTTGAACCACTTGAGAAGCTTTGTGATAAATAAGTTACAGATGAACTAACGATATATTGCTGTGCAGTTAAATTACCTTCAACTGTTACATCACCTGCTGCTGTAATATTCCCATCAGTAGTTATATTACCTCCCGCATGTATGGTTCCAGATGTTGTTTGATTACCATCTACATCTAACACTTCATCAGGATAGTAATTATTCTCACCTAAACCAATATTTCCATCTGATCTAACAATAAATCTTGTAGTTAGAGTATCTTCCGAACCACTTGCTGCTAATTTAAGTTGATATGCACCTGCTACTCCACCTTCACCGATGTGATCAGCGGCAAACTCCGAGAATATTTCTTGTAAACCCATAGTATAATACTTACTACCATTATATCCATATGAGGTGAGACTCATTGCTCTATCAAATCCATCTACGGTAAGTGGAACTTTTGCTGTTCCTTTTGAACGAAAGAATGAAATATCTCCAGTACTATTCTCGTCATCGTGAATCCTAAACATCGCAGAAGATGTAAGTGAATTACCAGTATCGTCTGGGTGATTAACAACAGTAAATACTGCTGCCTGATTTGTCCCATTGGCCAATGGTAAATGTCCCATATCGTCAGCTGAACCACTACCATTTAGGATTAGTTGGCCAGTTTCGGACTTAAAGTATAATGAGCGGCTAACTTCTCCAGCTTTATGCACAAATAAATCTCCACTACCAGATATACCATTAGTATATAGGTCACCTAATTTAATTGTTACATCACCAGTTGTTTTATTAAATGTAAAATCACTTGAACCTGATGTTGATACACCATCTCTAAACTGAACCGCTGTAGCTGGCCCTCCAGGTGATGCTGATGCAGTTATACCTGTTAAATAAGTACCATCACCCCTAAATGAACCCGACATAATGGAAGCTGATACTTGGCCTATATCACCTAAATCAATACTAGTATTCCGTAATATATCTGATCCTGAAATAGCACCTGATAATTTACCTGCCGCTACCAATCCTGTTATAGATAATGCTGTTCCTGATGCAGTATCATACTCTATACTATTCTGTAATTTAACCGAACCTGTGATTGTATGTAAATCATTTATATCATTACCAAAATTAGTAGAGCCTGATTCACTTATTACCACCTTGTTAAATACTGAACTTGATATAGTTAAGTTTTCTATGTTTATATCATCTTCTAATGCTACTGTTGCTGTTGAAGCACCTGTATATGTAAAATCTTGTATATTCTTACCATCAGTTAGTGCCTCACTTACTCCTACATTAGTTAAACCACTACCATCTCCTACAAATGAACCGCTAATAGTAGAACCACTTATGATTGAACCACTAATAATATTACCATATATGGTTGTGGTTGCCATATCATAAGTTAAAGCACTACCATCTCCTACAAATGAACCGCTGATAACTGAACCACTAATGGTAGAACCACTAATAATACTAGCATGTATAGTGCCAGTAGTTAAGTTACTACCTGATATATCACCCACTACATAGAACGATCCTGTAAATGCATGTATATCGTCAGCAGTATCACCGAACTTAGTTGAACCACTTTGATATATTACACTAACATTAGTTAATTCGGTATTAAATTCTTGTGCAGTTATGGTTCCTGTTGCAGTTATATTACCATCTACATCTATAGCACCACTTATAGGAAAATCTCCTATCCAGTCACCACCAAAAGAACCACTAAGCCTCTTGTTTACCGTATCTATAACAACTACGGGGTTTTCATCTTTATCATAAAATATAATTAAATCTTCAAAGTCCTGTTTGGGCTTATAATACATTTTGTTTGATCTTAAATCAAGGCGTCTTAACTTCATAACTGAATCTCCTTATCACCTATTCTATCGTGCATAAATATATAATAAGCATAACTATATTGTTTCAAACTATCTAAAGTTTGAGAAATCTTTTTATTTTCTAATAATGTTGTATTTAACATATCATAGTTCTCCAATTTGAGTCAATGCCTAAGACATCGTCTACAATAATTAATAAAGCGTTTAGCTCAGCTAAATAATCTAATAAATATATTGTTATTAGTATTCAGGTTTTTCACATCTATGCACTCTTACATATATGAGTAGGTTATTAGCTGAGCCTACACTATTTTGTTTATATTAGCTTAATTAGCCAATACGTGAGATTACTCGCACGCCATAACTATCCGCCAAAACTCCAGCTGCACCAAAGTAAGATCCAACCCAAGAACTTTTCAGCTTTGAGCCTTCCCTTTCTTCTTCTACACGGATTAGGTCATCCCCACTCCATGCAAATGCCAGACATTCCTTATTTCCAGCAATAGCATCAGCGTTAGGTGTTGAAGCACTAACACTACCAGTAATTTCTGGTGTGGTTAATACATCAAATCCAGCTAAACGACCAACATATCCATTACGGACAGCTTCGTCTTGTGCTGGGGCACCTGCAAAGTTAGAAGTATTTACAAAATCTTCTAACAATCCATAGGTTTTATCCCAAACTTGTTCTGTTGATCCTACATAAAAATAAGGCCCTGGAGCATGATTATTCCGTAATGTTTTCATTGCGTCAAACAATACATCGATTTTCATTTCCTCTGATCCTGATCCAACGGAGTTGGAAAAGGCATTTGCTTTTTGGGCTAATTGTGCATCCAAGTCAGCTGCTAATGCATTACCTAAATGTTGTCCTAAACGAATCTCTGGACGGTCTACATTAGACCATTTGGCTTCGTCATGCAACGGAAGGTTTATCGCTCTCATAGCAAGTGTATAGGTTCTTTTTGTAGAATCTAACGCGGTTTCACTAACCGTGCCACCTGAGGAGTGCGATGCAACATCTGCACTTGTTACTTGGTTTGTACCATCATTCCAAACTGGAACTGAAATCTTATCAGCTCTGGGTTCACTAAAAACGGATACTAATGAGGTATCAGGTCTCAATGGATTTACGAATACTCCAGCCGTTACGAAACGCTGGATTGCTTCAGCTTGTATAATATCAGCTAATGCACCGGCAAAATTGCCACTATCACCTGTTGCCATAATTAATTCTCCTTAATATGGTTAAAAACTCGGTCATATGCGTTATCCCATCTACGATTCCATCCTTGTTGAATGGCTCCTCGTCCAGGAACGGTTTCTTGCCCTGTGGACATTCTAAATCCGTCCTCAAAAGAGATTTCCTCTTTTCCATCATAGATCCATTTCTGTTCTCCTTCGTGAGTATATCCGATAGAAACTCTACCTTCTTTATCAGGAGTAAAACCCTTGATATTAGTAGGTTCTTTTATCTCTTTAAACTCCGAAAGATTTAAAGACTTTTTACCAGCCTTTGATCCTTGATTTACTGAACTTGTCGATGATTTTTTCATAATCGTTCTTCTTTAGCTCCCCACGACTAAAAGCATATGCTGCTTGTTGTGGTGTGGTAAATCCTTCGACAATAACAGAGTTACTGCCTGGTTTATCTGAGCTAACACTTGGGACAACTGTTTGCACCTCGTTTTTGTTTGTAAGTTGTTTCATATAAGTCCTACGGTCTGCGAACGGTAGAGATTGTAAAATAGTTTTACTATCTTTATCTTCACCTAATTGTTCTAACCAGGTCGTAGTCCTTCTCTCTTGATAATCCGTGTATTCCTTAGCCAACGGCTCATACTTGGATAGTTTATCTTGCAACTCTTTAAGTTGTAAGTCTCTAACTTCCAAAGTTTTTCCTTCATCTTCAAGGCGTTTTAACTCTGCTTGTTTTTGAGATTCTACCTGATTATCATAGGCTGATCTCATCTCTTTTAAAGCATCATTAACTTCTTTAAACCTTGCATAAGGGATACTGTCTGGGACTGTTTTGACGCTGTCATTATCAGCGGGAGCATTTTGTATAACACTTTGCTCTAAAGTGGTTTCACTATTTACGGGAGTGACCCCTGTTTCTATTTCACTCATAGTTGATTTCCTCTTTTTAACGTCTTGTTTGACTTGTTAATAAATATCTTTTAATGTAAAAAATCATACTACTTTCGTTTCCTAATTAGCGGCTTGGATAAATCTTCTCCTTTATACGAAATTGGCACCATAACACATCTACAATTACCTCTACATATTGAAAATCCACTGCCTGGTAATCCTATTAGTTGGAAAGTTTCTAATGTTTCTATTCTATTATGTCGTATAACACAATCAGGACATACTCTCGTATCTGATACTGTAACCCATCTAAACTCCTTTATTCCTGCCTTTCCATATAGATTTCGTTGTGCTGCACCTGAGGCTAACACTATAGCACTCTTTATAGTATTCTTTATTCTATTTCTAAATGCACCGAATAACCTTCCTTGATTGATTAAATCTGTTTCTAATGTTGATATAATAGTAGCCTCGTCCATACCATATAACCTCATACTTGATACTAATTGTTCTATTTCTAATACTGTAATGGCCACGTCGGATTGTATTTTCTGTGATAGTATAGTTTCTATATTTTTAATATTTGGCATACTATAAAGTTTTTAATAGTTTCTTAAATTGGATTCTAGCTATCTTCTCAATTTTCTTCTGGTGTTTCTTACTTATACCGAACCACTCTCTTTTAGGTAAATGTCCTGCTCCTTCTTGGTGATATGATAATATATCTTCTCTATCTTTCGGTACAGCAATAGTAGCTTTATTCTTCCTTCTTTCTTTTACAAATGTTCCTTGGGTCATTCTACCTGTGCCATATAGTGGTGTGGATGGTTTAGATAATCCGTGTTTCCTTTTCTGTCTTATAGTTGCTGACTTTAATGGTGCTAACTTTCCACTAACTCCCTCTCCACGTGCTCCTCGTTTCCGTAAGTCTATTACTGTGGCATCAGCCACATCATTTAATATCACTTGAGTAATCTTTGGAAGTTTTTTCTTTAACCTTTTTAGTTTATTAGTCCTATTAATTACTATCTTTATTTCCGCCATTATGATTTCTCTATAATCTTTTCGGTTGCCTTTTCCACTATGGTATAACTCTGTTGTATCTTATCCACGTGTCGTTGGGAGAACTCTACGGCGATTTGTCCTATAATCTGTCTTGGGTTCTTAATAAGTGATTTAATATCAATACTATCAAGTATTACTTTATCAGCATCTTCTCCTACCTTCACTTTCAGGTCATCTAACTTATCTAAATACTTGTGTAATATAGTAGCCATTATATACACCTTATATTAATGGAAGGATTGGAGTAGTTTGTTTAGATGCCTGTTCAGCATCTGCTTCAGCGATTATATCATCCAGTTCTTCTTCTGTTATATCTGGGTTCCGTTTCTCTAATAATCTTTTCCTTGATGTTAAACCTAACTCTAAATCGTGTTGTTCTTGTGCTCTCTCATCTTCCGAAGTAACAGTTAAATCAGGTTCTACGAAATTAACACTATATTCATCTCCAACTGATATACCATGTGTTTCTAATATTATTCTATCTAAATTGTATCTAATATGTTCGTGTGGTCTCCAAATGTCCTGTATGCTAGATTCC